GAATAGTTATGATAGAATTGTCTTGTAAATTAATCGTGGTAAAACGTTGAGCAGCACCAAAAGAGAAAGTCTGGGTTTTAACTTGACCAGATATTGCTTGAACTGACTTTTTTAATAAGTAAGATGTAGGAGCCCCAGATCCATTTACAGTATAAACCTCTACAGTTGTTGGATCTAATGATGATGATGTTGTAAAGTCAATCTTTTGTGGTACATAGAATAATACAGAACTATTCACATTAGACTTAACTTGCATGCCTTGCTCAATAGTCATAGCATAAGTAAAGTCAGGAACAATATTACCTGCTGAGTTTTGGGCTGGTACTTGTTGATAAACATCTAGCATTACTGTAGCAGCTGAGGTTACTTTAGGTCTGTAACCTAGCATATAAGCCATGCTATATAAATTACCTTTCTGCTTAGAATATTGTAGATATGTTTCTTGGATCTGATTGTCTAGATAGAAAGAAAGTACGTCTCCTACATAAGAAGCCATCTCAATAAACATACTACCAGGAGAGGCTTGGGTAAAGTCATTATAGACAGTAGGATAGTACGACCTAGCATACTCGATCAAATCGTTTCTGAACGACGTAAAGTCTTTATTAAGATATTTTATATCTACTTGATTCAACATTTTTATACGTTTTGAATTGTCATCGTAACTGAATCATTTTCGTTTGATCTTAGTAGTCTGTAACTAAATTTTATGTTTATTGAGTTATAGTCAGGGTTTCCAATTATGTCAAGAGTTACTATTTGAACATTTGGGAAGTTAGCTTCTATCTGAGTTCTGATCGAGTCTTTTATATCTTCAAAAGTAACCTGGTTTATTGGTTCAAATAGCCTAGCTCTAAGACCAGCTCCAAAAGTAGGATTAAAAGGCCTTTCTCTTGGATCTGTCAACAAGAAGTTGATTAAATTATATTTAGTCTGATCTTTAGTAGTGTATACGGTAGAAAATACGTTTTCAGCATTAAAAGGAATCTTGACACCGATTCCAGTAGATGGGCGCAAGTCAAGGACTGATATTTTCTTTACTCCGTATGCCATTAGATTTCACCTCTTTCTTTTAATTTACTCATTAGCCCAGTAAAGTCTGGAACCTCATTAATCTGGACGGCATTGATGTTTGAACTAGGCCTAGCAGATCCTAACATTCCTTCAACACTTCCAACACTTACTTGGTTAGGCTGGAAGGCTAGAGCTGGGTGAACATCTGCTGAGGTCATAGAAAAATCTTCTTGAAGCATAGACTTGGCAGTATCATTTAAGAAGGCTGACATTGGGTTTGAAGTATCAAATTTGATCTGAGGTCTAGAAGCCTTGGTGTTTAAAGTACCAGGAATCTTGGCTTTTACCTGCTCTTGTAAGTTCTTTTTAGGATCTTTTACCGCAGGGGCCTGTACTTCTTTGAGAAGTTTAGGTAGTTCTTCTCTTAGAACAGCTCTGAGCTCTTCACGAATTAGCTTTTTTAATGCGTCGATTTGTGCCATATCTTATAAATATTTTAAGGGGATATATTTAATTTTAACCTTGTCTTAATTGTTGGATCCTTTTTTCCGCGTCTTTTATCTTTTTAGTCCTATCTCTTATAACTATTAAACCTATAGGACCCTGAGTGGCGGCTAAAGCTATTTCTCTTTTCCACCCATCAATTTTATCTTCTAGATTTTTTATTTCAAGTTGATTAATTTGGTTGGCTTGTTGGGTTTGTATACTAGAAGAATATCTACCATTAGGATCAGTTCCTTTTAAATCGGCGCCTAATTTTTGACTATTAGCTATCATTTTTTCACGGACTCTCCTTCTTAAGGCGCGGCCTCCTGGAAGGTTGTTTACGAATGTTGTGATTCCAAGATCTTCATTTTGTTGTTCGTATGTTTCAATATCTGCCAGATCCAATGATACATTATCTAGGTTTAGATCATCAACTCCTAAAAATCTAGCTGCTTCACTAACAGTCACTTGTTCATCTGGTGATAGTGTTGAAAGTCCTATATTAACTAACCCTTTTGATACAAGAAGCACTTTTACTTCATTAATTATAATTAAATCTAAAGAAGCAAATGTAGGAGTTGACTGAGCTACAATATAACCATTCAGATCTCTAGCTATACCATACCTTCTTTTTAAGTTAATAGCCTCATCTACAACTTCTTCAGTTATAATTGATATCGTATAATTTCCAAAACGGCTTTCAGATTCTTGTTGTTGGCCGTTGTATCTATTTAAAAACTCTTGGAGGCGATCCGCGCTTTTAGTAAGATTGTTTATAGTACTGCTAATTTCATTTATTAGCCCTTCATTTTTGTTTGTACAAGCTTCTAGATTTGCTAATATTAGTCTAAGTCTACCTATAATATTTTGTATTGCTGCAACTATACTAGTAGCCAATATCGCTATTAAATTTAATACAGCGGATATTTGTTCAAGCCTTAAAATAAGTTTTCTTTTGCCTTGCTGCTGTAACTTATCTTGATATATGTCTGAGAATTTTGTAGTAATTCCTGTGGTTGTAGTCATATTAGGTATTGGTAACGCTAATATGAAAGCAGAAACTACATTATATATTCTTACTAATAGAATACATATTTTAACTATAAGTTGAAGAGTATTTATGAAATTTAATATCTTTAATGCAATATCATTTATAGTATTAACAGTCTTAACTATAGAATTTATTACTGATGCAGTTTTTTCTGGGTTTAATATTAACCTGGAAAAGTCTTCTAACTCTTTTTGAATAGCTCCATTTAGAGATGAATCAATAAAAGAAATTGCATTTCTTGGATTATTTAGTCCTTGGATAATAATACAGTATTGTCTTATTTTATCTACAGTACTTATTATTCTTTGTACATCTTGATTGTTTATTTGATTAACATCTGTAAATCTATCTAATAAACCTAAACCATTTTGTAAAAAGTTACTAGCAGTTCCTAATTGAGGAAAGTTTTGTTTGAGTACAGGATCATTAATTCCTTGAGTAGGACTTAATATTGTATCACCTAACGCCTCTTTTATTTGTTGTATCAATACAAATAAACCTATCTTACTTTGAGGATTATTATTGTCTAAATAATCTCTATAATAATCGTCAATAAACTTTTGTGTGTCGTAAGCCTTTTTTTGTAATTGCCATTTTTTTCTAGCTACAGTATCTGTAGAAGACGGTTCTTCGTTTGGATTGAAAATTTGACCTCCTCCAGGAAGATTATTTAATGAGTAATTAAATACATTACATAAATCAACAGAAGAAATACCTTCTAGAAGTTTAATTATACCTTTATTAAGAAGTCTTTTTATTAAATTGTTAGGTTCTTTTCCAGAAGTAAATTTACCATAAAATATTTCATTGACTTTGCCTTGAACTTTCATTGCAAATTTAGCAATAACCCCAATAGCTTTTTCTAAACCTACTGCAGAAGTAGTATTGATATTAAGTTTATCATTACCAAACCTAACCCAGCCAGCATTGAATTTATCTTTGCCAACCCTATTGACGGCTTGTACTCCTTTAACGGACTGCGGATCTAATGTAAGTGGAGTTACTGCCATGATTATCTAGTAAAAGTGTTTTTAGATAATATTTCAGAAGAACTTGGGTTAAGCTGCTGATTCAATAATAACATTTGCTGACTTAATAATTGACCAGCCTGTCTTATTGATTCCATACTTTTACCTTGTTGAGATGTAGAAACTTGGGCTAACAGTATTGCAACAGAATTTAATGTATCTATTAGAGATAATAACTTTTGATTTAGTGAATTTCCTAAAACTATAGGTTGACCTAGATCTTGTGCTTTATTTCCTAACTCAATGATAGGCCCAGCTAATATAATCTTTTTACCAGCATCTAGGTTAATTGTTTCAGGAGAAGATTATCCTATATTTGCTTGGTCTTGAATAGCCGGAGCTACTACTTCGTTAGAAATCGGAGGTTTTGGAACTCTTAATGTTGGTTGAGATATTGCAGTTATAGGTGTTCCAAAAGAGTTAAGAGGGAAATTATTTATATCCTCTAAAAATATCTCTTGTGTACTAGTCATATAGATAGCAGATCCATCTTTATTTATGTTCTCTACCATATTATTAAACTTAAGGCTTGGACTTACCTGAGCCTGACTATTTAATATGATGGTAATAGGATCTCCATTTTTGCCTGAATTTGACCAGGTATTATCTCTTTTTAAAACTGGTACGGTTGAACCGAACCTTACTGATTGGCCGAATCTACCTTGGATAATAGTGTCTCCTTCAAAAGGTTGAAGGTTTCTTACTAATTGGTTTTCTTGGAAAGTATATCCAAGAGGAAGAGATCCTGAAGTAGCAGTACCAGAATATCCTTGAATATTTACAAACTGCTTTAAGAAGTTAGCATACTCTTCCATGTTAGGAAAAGCACCGTGGTTTGCTCTATTCCATAAGCTATAAGGTGGAAAATAGAAAAATTGTTGATTAGAAGCACGATCATTTAACTTTTCTGATGGTCCAGCCATGATCAAAACAATCTCGTTGACTATTGGATATTGTCTGAGGAAGTTAAACATCGGCCAAGCCGGTTCAGAGACTTCTTGAGATTTTGAGGTGCTTAAAGTAGAATACAGTATTTCGTATCTTATTTTTCCTACATCGATAGGACTTCCGTAGTCTGGATCCCTTTCTTGGGTAGCTCCCTTATATGGGCCTAGTACGATAGACTTAACTCTACCGATTTGAAAATACTGACCTCCGTATTGACCAATATCAGCATTTAAACTTGGGCCAAATATATATCCGTTAGACATTACGCGCTAGGGAGTTGTTTAGGATCTTTAATCTTTATAGTAGACACTTCACTGAAAAGCTGTTCAATATCCTTTTCTGTCAAAATTCCATTATCTTCAGCTCCTTCTTTCTTAGCTTCGGCAGAGGCTTTTTGGAATAGTGCCAATAGTTTCATTAGAACCTCATCGTTCTTGAGGCTAGAATCCATGAACCCTTTAAGTAAAGGTACGATGACAATAGCATCTCCAGGAGTCTCGATCATATCAGCAAGACGCATGATTTCTTGCTTGATAGTGGAGTCCTGGTTTTTGTGCTTGTTGTATACTTCTTCGACTAGATCAGCAATAGTTTTGCCTTTGAATATCTCTTTTTCTAGTTCCATGACTTTTAGAATAAATATTAATAGTCATGATTTTCAAGGTAGTTGTCTAGGATAGTCTTGTAGATGACTTTTAGTTTCTTGATCACTTTGGTGATCGTATTGGACTGGCAGTCTGTCATTTCTTTTACATAGATAAACACTGCCTTCTTGTTAAAAATGTCTATATTCTCACGTTTCTTGAAGATCTCTAGGATCGCATCAGCGACCTTCATTTCCTCAGTTTTGTCAAAAAGGTCTAGAAGGTTATCGTCAACATGTTTGATAAAAAGCTCGACTATATCTAGCTTATCTAGCTCTGGTTCTGGCTCTTTTACTATAATTGAATTGACTAGCGCATTGTCGTCACTTTGATCACCGATGTCTGCCTTTGACACCAGCTTCTTGTAGTTCTTTTGGTTGTAGATGATCAAATACCTCTTGGCAATAGTTCCAAAATAAGAGTAGGCCTTACCTTTAGATTGGTCGTAAAGGTCTAGCTTTTGTAAAAGAAAAGAGATAACTTCATACTTTAAATCTTCTATGTTATCTACTTCTGTATAGTAGAACTTAAATGTATGAATGATATTCTCTACAAGCTTATAAAAGCCGTAGTGAATCCTTTCGTTGTAGATCTTATTTCTTTTGGCCTGATTAGGTGTGTTCCTATATTCAAGAATAGCTTCTTCAGTTTCAGAAGTAAAATAGTTGTTCTTGGTTTTAGGCTTACGCTTTCTAGGTTCACCTTTCTTGGTTAGAAGAACTTCTTCTTCTTGAGCTAAAATATCCGTCATATTAATCTTCTATATAGTCATTAATAGTAGACTGCATTTGTTTAACGTTTTCCATCAAGCTCAAAAACTCCGGATCAGATTGGACCCAAAGCTTTGAATCTATCAAGTTAGCGCAGTTGTTAATTTCTTTCATGCAGCCCTGAACTCCTTGAATAAAGAATTGTTGTTTGACAACTAAGTCTTCTAGCTTTTTATTTTTGTTATACAGGTTCCAAATAACCCAACCTAGGACCGTTAGAACCCATAGGGATATTGATAAAATTGTTATTATCATATTATCAGTTTAATTGATTATCTATTTCTTTTTGTCTTACTTTTTTAAGTAATTCAATCCACTCTTCAGCGGCTTCTACTCCTAATTTTTCGCTAATATTTTTATGGATTTCAACCATTGCTTCATCAGTTTTTTCCATCATTTCAGCTACTTGGAGTTTTTCAGCTTTAAGTCTAGTTTCCTCATCTTTCCAGAATTGTTTTCTTTCATCTTCGGAAAGTGTTTTCCATATTTTTAAAGTCATCATATATTATAATATTTTATGATTCAACACGGCTTGCCATCATATCAGCATGATGTAAGATATGAACTAAATTACATTTTAATTCTGTATCTTTATTATATGTCATGAAGTATGGTTTGTTTCCTTCTTCATATAGACCATCATGAAGTTTAATAGCAAGATATTCAT